GATACAAAATTCTGATGGAGAAACAACTGCAGTTGTGGTTGATATTATTGGTCCTGCACATATGAGACCAAGATTAAATGGTAATGGAGTATGGAAAGGGACACATATTGCTGAAGCAGGAAAATCATTTGGTGGTTACTTAGATGGTATAATCATAAATCCTAGTGGATCTAGAAATAAGTTTGGTTTACCAGATAATATGAAACCAGAGGGTAAAACTAAAGAAGTTCCACTTACACCATCTCAGAATAGATTATTAGTGAGTAAAGGTAAGAAAAATATATCAGCCTCTCATAAACCAGAAGGTGAACTAACTGAATATGTAGCAGCAATACCTAAAGTTGCAAATATTGCTGTAAAAGCAGCACCATATATTATGACTGGTGTTGGTGCTCTTGGAACATATTTACAAATGGCAAGACCCAGAAGTGATGGATCTACAAATGATAGGAAAAATCTTAGACCAGATTTAGAAGCAGAATTAAGGAAAAAACAAAAAGAAAGAGAGGATAAGATAAAAGCAACAACACCAAATTTAGATGATAAATTAAACACTCCATTAGTTGATAAAGAAAATGAATTTAGGGGTTCTGGAAAACAGATTGATGCGAAGACAAGAAGGAGAATGAATGCACCTGAAGATCAGTTTAATTCATACGATCCATTGATTGAAAGAAAAATGACTGAGAAGGAAAAGAGGAAAGATGATAGATTAAAGAAAAAGTATGATAAGTCTGATATGAAGAAGAGTATGCAGAAGCAATATGGTAAAGAAGAGGGTGAGAAAGTTTACTTCGCAACTATTCGCAAACAAGCAATGGAAGAGGAGAAACATAAAGATCATGAACCAGAGATGATCCGTAATCAATTAAAGACTGCTAAAAGAGCATCTAAGCGTATTAAAAAACATACTCTTAAGAAAGATAACTTCAAAGCATGGGTGCAATCAAAGATTACTAAAGCAACTGATTACTTAGATACTGCTGCTGATTATCTTGATAGTAAAGATGATATGAAAGAGGAGTTAGATAAAAAGGACAAACCTTATATTAAGAAGTTAGTTAAAAATCTTAGAAAGGGATCTAAGACTCATGCAAAACAAGCAGATAAATTAGAGAAAGCAATGAATGAGGGAGCGATAGATCCTAACAAGTTTAAAGATCTTGGAGGACCTACACCATCTAGTGGTGGAGGTGGTATGAACAAATTACCAGGTCCTGGTGGTGGAGGTGGAGGCACCAATGCAATTACAATGAAAGCAACGGGTAAAAGTTTTAAAAACAGAATTTTAGATATTGGTAAATTGGCGACTACTCCTGCTAGATTTTTATTAAATATTAAATCGCCAGAAGATCCTCTATCAAAATTTGCTAGTCCAACCGATGGTATGAATTTAAAAGACAAAATTAGTTATGATGTTGGTAAAGCAATTAAAGATTTTAAAAAAGGACAAGGAATAAAAGAAGAGTCAAATCCACGTATTCCAAGAAAGAAAGGACAACCAGCAAACTCAAAGAAACACTCAGACTTATATACAGATGAAAATCCTAAAGGAACTATTCATGGACTTGGTTTCAAGGACGTTGCTACTGCTAAAGCGTCTGTTGCAAAAATCAGGAAATCTAATAGATCTCATGCTCATAAAATTCAAGCTGCTGTTGCTATGGAACAAAGGGCAAGAGAGATGGGTAAAACCTCTGAGGCAGCAGTCTACAGAAAATTCATCAATTCGATGAAAAAGAAAACTAAAAAGTAATTATTATGGTTGATAATGTATATCTTGGAAATCCTAATTTAAAAAAAGCAAATACACCGATTGAGTTCTCTGAAGAGAATATCATTGAGTTCTTGAAGTGTAAGGATGATCCAGTTTATTTTGCAAAGAAGTACATTAAGATAGTGTCTCTTGATGAGGGTCTTGTTCCATTTGACCTATATCCCTTTCAAGAAAAACTAGTTAATAATTTTCATAGAGAAAGATTTAATATTTGTAAAATGCCACGACAAACTGGTAAATCAACCACTGTGGTATCTTATCTTCTACATTATGCGATCTTCAATGATAGTGTTAATATTGGAATTCTTGCAAACAAGGCAAAAATTGCAATGGATCTACTTGGTAGATTACAGACTGCATATGAGAATCTTCCAAAATGGATGCAACAAGGCATCATAGCATGGAACAAAGGTTCGCTTGAACTAGATAATGGATCAAAAATATTAGCAGCATCTACATCTGCATCTGCAGTTCGGGGTATGTCTTTCAACATACTGTTCCTTGATGAGTTTGCTTTCGTGCCAAATCATGTAGCAGATGATTTCTTTGCCTCTGTGTATCCTACAATTTCTTCTGGTACAAGCACTAAAGTAATAATTGTATCTACTCCTCGTGGTATGAACCACTTTTACAGGATGTGGCATGATGCTGAGAGAGGAACTAATGGTTATGTTCCTACTGATGTTCATTGGAATGAAGTACCTGGTAGAGATGAGGCATGGAAAGCACAAACTATAGCAAACACATCTGAACAGCAATTCAAAGTTGAGTTTGAATGTGAGTTTTTAGGATCTGTTAATACTCTGATTGCACCAAGCAAACTTAGGAACTTAATTTATGATGCTCCCATAACAAAGAATGCTGGTCTTGATATCTATGAAGATGCTATAAAGGATCATAATTACATGATTACAGTTGACGTTGCTCGTGGATTAGGAAATGACTACTCAGCGTTTATTGTATTTGATATCACTCAGTTCCCATATAAAGTTGTAGCAAAATATCGAAATAATGAAATCAAACCGATGTTATTTCCAAATATCATTCATAGTGTAGCAAAAGGATATAACAATGCGTTTCTTTTAGTTGAGGTAAATGATATTGGAGATCAAGTAGCAAGCATCTTGCAATATGATTTAGAGTATGATAATCTATTGATGGCTTCAATGAGAGGTAGAAATGGTCAAGTGGTTGGTCAGGGGTTCTCAGGTAAGAAGTCTCAGTTAGGTGTTAGAATGACTGCTGCAGTCAAAAAGTTAGGATGCAGTAATTTAAAGACACTGATTGAAGATGATAAATTACTAACCTGCGACTATGAGATTATCTCTGAACTTACAACATTCGCTCAAAAACATAACTCTTTTGAGGCAGAGGAGGGTTGTAATGATGATTTAGCAATGTGTCTTGTAATCTTTGCATGGTTAGTTGCACAGGATTATTTTAAAGAGATGACTGATAATGATATAAGAAAGAGAATATATGAGGAACAAAAAAATCAAATCGAACAGGACATGGCTCCATTCGGTTTTATATCAGATGGTCTGGATGACGATACATTTGTTGACTCTGAAGGAGATAGATGGCATACTGATGAATATGGTGATCGCTCTTACATGTGGGACTACAGATGATTTCATTTTTACTTTTTAACGCAGGTTTTTTAAATCTTTTATTTTACATTTTCGCAATAGGGTTTGTAATTTCATTAATATTAGAACAGTTTGTGAAAAATACAGGAACTGAAGAAGAACTTTTCATTGTACAGACAAATAGAAAATACTGTTGGAGACAGGCATGGGTAACAAATATTCTATGGTTCTTTTGCAATGTAGCATTATACATAGCATCTAGAAACGCACAACCTGTAGACAATTTCTGGAATGGTATCTAATGGACTTAGATGATCAGTTTGATCTTGAGCACATACTACTGAAAGAAAGGAAATGTAGAGTATGTGGTGAAATAAAGGATTTAATAGATGGTTATTATCTAACTAGAAAAGGCAGAGGAGATATTCCATCTGCCTATTCTTATGAGTGTAAAATATGTACAATCAAGAGGATTGTAAAGGGAAGGAAATCAAATTATAAAGAAAAGGAATGGTATTATCCAGATTGGTGATGTTCATGTGCAGTTTCCCCAATGAAAATACCCTTTTGAATAAATAATTTTAAATAAATCTGAGATTCGGAGAGTAAGGGATGGCGTTAAATTTAGCATCTCCTGGTATCGTAGTTAGAGAGGTTGATTTAACCATTGG